ACCGTTAACGAGTGTTCCGTTTCGCGCTCCTACTAATGCGCGCAGCCTCGAGCAAATTGTCTTGGTCATTCTGTCCAGCCGGTTAACCACCGGCACCCGTATGGGCCTCTGCTGCTTTCGGTGCAGGACAAACCGTAAAAGAGGGCCGACTCCCAACAACAGGGGAGGAGGGGCAGGAAGGGAGCCGACCACAAACTATACCGTCCAGCCTTCTAAGAAGATGTCCGGTCTCAAATCGTAAGGTTTCACCTCGCCTTCGGAAACTTGGCACAACCTAACCACATGCGTAGATGGTACACCATTCCGCCGCCAATGCTGAACCTGTTGCGGGTATGTCCCACACGCCCTAGCCAACGCGCTCACGCCGCCAGCCTTCACCCTTAACCTTTCAAATACTTCTGGATTCATTTCATATCTCCTGTTGACTGCCAACAGTACACTAAAAATAATTAGATTAAAAGGTTGATATACATAAAAGGATAGTGTTTAATGGCTTCAACAACAGAGGAAAACGATATGTACGACGTACCAGACAGACCAATCTCAGCCGATCCTAACTTCCAACGCATGTGGGGAGATGATGATCACATTCACGAAATGGACGAAGCCGATGACAACGACACCCAGTTTAACCTGCAGTGGCTGAAATTTAACCTGCACTGGTTTGGAATGGATGAATACCTTTCCTTCGATAACGGCATCATTGCCGACACCCGCGACGAGATGGATCGCCTCGTTGACTTCTGGATTCGTGAAGACGATCTGGAAATCAAACAGCACCCGCACAACGGTAAAGAGTCAGACGTTCATGGCGGTCTGGAAGATGCGGACGTAATCAACGGCAACCCCGCCGGTCAGTATTTCATTATCCAGCGCGGTCGAGTCATTGGCGTAGTAACGGAGGTTCGATAATGGGACGAGTAAAAAGCGAAATGTTCGAGGATGATCTAGGTTCGGATGATGAGTTAGTGGCGAAGCCGCTAGCCCATCTCTTTGGGTCAGACCCTCTAGCTGAACTTACTGAGTCAGCCGAAAAGGTAATCAGACGTTCACGCATTCAAGAAGAGATTGAGCAATGCGAGATACCGAGGGGCACTCAGGAACGCCGAGAATTCATGCACAAAAAATTAAGGGAGTTAATTGACCATGTCAGCAGCAAGTGAAATATACCACGCGCTCAGTAGGCCGTGGCCCAAAGGGGAAGTGAAGGAGCGCAAAGGGCCGGGCGGCAAGATGCTGTCCTACGTTGATGCCCGCCAAGTCCAGAACCGATTGGATGAAGTCGTCGGTACTGAAAACTGGCAGACCCATTTCTCTGAAGTGTGCGGTAATTACTGCTGCACCCTCTCTCTCAAGATAGATGGGGAATGGATAGCCAAGTCAGATGGTGCCGGTGAGACATCTATCGAAGGCGACAAGGGCGGATTCAGTGACGCATTCAAACGCGCTGCTGTATCCTTCGGGATCGCTAGATACCTGTACTCTGATTCCAAGATGACACCCGAGCAGTTCGATAAGCGCCGTGGTGTTATGGCAGATGTGCAGTCAGAGGACAAGGCAACCATCCCAACGGAAGCAGACAAGATGGTGGCGAATGACCTTGTACTAGCGGTACAGAACGAGAACTCCCAGAAGATCCTAGAGATCTGGGCGAGCCTCGTAACCGATCAGGAGCGAACCGTGGCGACGTGGTCGCTACTTCAAAGCCAGACCAGACGATACATCAATAAACTCGTAAAGGAGAGTAACCAATGAGCGACAAGGTTTTTGCAAAGGGCTTGTACGTCAAGCCACCAAAGGACAACGCCCCAGACTTCGTTAAGTTTGGCATGAGCATAAAGCGGCAAGAAGTCATTGACTGGTTGCAAGGTATGCCAGACGAATGGATCAACTTGCAGGTCAAAGAAGCGAAGTCGGGTAAGTGGTACGCGGAACTGGATAATTGGAAGCCAGATCCAAACAAGTCTCGACCAGCCCAACCGCAGCCGGATGCTTTTGAATCGCTAGACGAAGACATACCGTTTTAAGGAAAGCCAATGAAGAAACTAATTATCTTGATAGCCGCTCTGCTTGTGACCGCGCCGGTTGCAGCAGACACGAAGGCTTACGCCAAGAACAAAGCCAAGGGCAAGATCGTTCTCACCAACGAGACTTGTGAATTCGCTGGCCTGATGAGTCGGGCTTACTTCTACACGAAAGACCATTACACCGAAGAAGGTTGTTGGATGGATGATGACATGACCATCTTTGTGCAATGGAAACGGGAAGGCGATAAACGCTACGATAAGAAAATATTTACCGTAGTGGATCGCTGGTAGACTAAGTAGGCGGGAACTTTCCGGGCAGGCGAGCGCCAGCGTCAGCCCCCCTTCGGGGATAGAGAGATAGGTGGTGTGCTTGTGCCCGCAGCCATTCACACATCAACGCCGCCAACTGGCGCACTTCAACAGGGGAAACACATGATTGAGAAAAAAGAATTCACTGCACTGTACCGACCGTTCTTCCAGCTACATCCGTTCAAGAAACGCGACTGGCCCGATGGACTAGGTGACGTTCATTATAAGGCGTTCTGTCGTGACAGCCCCGCTCTCATGCAGGAAGCTATGGGCTTATTGGTCGAGAAGCTTGACCACTTCCCCACCCCCAAGGATATACGAAATCAAATCACTGCACTGAGCACATCAAAGAGTGAGGACGGCGAGGGGAGAGTGAACGGCACCAGCATCAGCGAGGAGATAGCCACGCGATACCTAGAGCACAAACACGGGGTTGAGTACAACGGGGTGGCTGTTAAGTGCCCAGATCCGTTACCGCCTTGGATCAAGCAAGAGGTTGATCGTGTCGATGACATGCTTGGCCCACAGTTCCCAGTAAAATCTAAACTTGGCAACGTAGGGTTTGCCATTGTACAAAAGGAAAACAGAGGATGAACGAAGCCGTCAAGAAATTTCTTGAAGAAGGGGGTCAGATCACTCAGATTCCGTTTGGCGTACCACGCGACATGCAGGTTTGCATGAACTGCAAGGGAATATTCCCGATGGCAGAACTAACGAAGGGAGCAACTCAACGATGCAAGAGCTGTCTAGCGAGGCACACGAATGCGAAGCGACGAGGCCAGACATGCTGATGGTTGCCATACAAGCCAGTGAGCGATGGCGTAGCAGTTACATCGCGTACCGTCTAGCGAGGGTAGATAGCAAGCTGTTCAACCTAGAGCAGAAGCATCGCATACACGACCTACAGCTTCAGGGTAAAAGCACGAGGGAGATAGCCGTGATAATGGGAACTACGAAGGATCGTATCCGCCGGTTGTTCAACAGGACTTCATGGCCCAAGCCTTCCGGCCTAGACTAAGATCGAAGCTAACCAGACTGCCGCCAAGATACCGGCAACCATTACGAAAACGTAAACCAGACTGCCAAGTATCTCTCTCATATCTGAAAGATCAACCAGATGGCAAGCATGATAGCGAGGGGAATGAGACCGACAGACACGGCTATGACAATAGCTAGTTGAGTTAGCTCTTTCTTCCTTCGCTTCCTAGCAAGTTCTAACCGGCGAACCTCTGCAGCCCTAGCCTTGCGAGCCTCCGCCATAGCTTTCATGGCATCGTCCCATAGCTGGCCGTTACCTGAGTAAACGAAAGCCTCCCTCACTTGGGCTAACGCATCGTCCGCTTCTTTCTTCGCAAGCTGCGCTTTTACAGCATCGGCTGCGCTCAGGGTCTTGGTATTCTGAAGTCTTTGTAAATCGTGTTGGCCCTCCGCTAACGCGGATAGGTAACCACTGATCTGGCTTAGGTCTTGGGTAGCTTGAGCCGTTTTGTTGAGCGCAGACGCAGCCATGTTAAGGCCGCTAATGATAGCCCCTAGCTCAAGGATCATTCCTCAGTAAACCCATAACACGGGTTCTGTCTCTCGGGTATCTACGTGTACAAATGTCTTCGCTACACCGATGCCCCTGAACCCAAGATAAAACGCCTGCTTCACTAGCTGCCTGCGTTCCACGCCATTAGCCACTGCGATGTCACAAGCAATACCCTGTGCATGAGTGCCGGGCTTTGACTTCTTCGCCTCTAAACTATGACGGGGAGAGCGGTAGCCTGACGTGACGTACAACGGCCTACCAACAGCGGAGCGTAGCTCATCGACTCTGCGGATGAACTCTGGATCCATCTCGTTCTCGCCGGTTTCTTGGCAGTCGAAATCCTCACGCTTGAAGTATAGATA